AGTCGTTTGGTTGCCATTGGTTCGCTTTCGTTGGTGAAAATAGCCGAGGCACGTCGGGGCCTCGGTGTATGTCGTCGCCCGACTCGACAGCCGCCCGTGAGATAGCGGCAAACACCGCTAGGCGGTGCATTGGACCATTTTGCGAGGCTCGAACGCATGACAGGCGCCACGCTCCGATACCTTGTATCGACCGATGATGTCGTTGCTGAACTCCATCTCTGAGTTCGTCGGGGCTTCGCCCGTCTGAATCGGCCAATTCTCCATGTAGTAAAATGCGCTCATCGGGTCGCCGATGTGCCACGTCGTCGAGTCACCTTGTCGGCTCGAAACGTACTGATTTGACAACACGTTGAACTGAGCAGCCTGCGACCCGCCGGGACGAGCGCCACCGAGCGGGTTCGGCGACAGCGACGTCGTGTTGCTGTTCGTGACTTCTCTGATTTCCGTCGCTCCAACGATGCGTTGCGCCGTGAAGGACAGAGCCGTCGGAATGATCAGCGTGTTGGGGTTAATCAGGACGGGCTCGGCCGTGTTCGGGTCCGTGATGCCGTCGAACAACAGCAGAGCATTCTCAACGTCGGTCCAATCTTGCAGCGCGTTCGACGCGGCGAGGTTGTCCCAATTGTGGGTGCCTGAGTCGTTGCCGTAGGTGGCAATCGAAGCCGAGCCGTTGCGGTTGTAGGTCGACGTAACGCCGAGAACCACGTCGAGGACGCGTTTCTCTTTGTTGATCGCCAACCAAGTCGCCGTTTCCGATGCGCGATTCAGGACCAATCCGGTGCGATCAAAGAACACCGCTTCCTTGGTCACCGGGACGATGAAGCCGCGCTTCGTCGTCTCGGGGGTTTCGGTCCATTCTTCCGACACGCCAGCCATCGGATACGCTTCGCCTTCGCCAATCGCTTCGGCCTCATCACCAAGTCGACCAATCCCGGCAATCTTCTCGCCGTTGAACTGGGTCGGAACAGTCTTCGCCAATTGCGACGCCAGAAAGATCGGATCGTTGAAGGCTTCGAGGACTTCGGAGTAGACAATCTGGCCCGTGACGTTCGAGAAGGCCGCCGTGTCGACGCCCGCTTCTTGTAGGTTGATGCCGGATTTCGTCCCGCCCGAACGCGGCGACCACGAATTGGCAATCTCCCGCCCGTCTTCGACGAACGACTCGAACAAGTCGCGGATCGAGAACTTGGTCGCGCCTAGGGTGCGAATCTCCCCGAGCAAATGCTTGTTGAACTTGCTCTCCTTGAGAGACGAACCGCTGCGGCGGTCGTCTCGCTGGGCCTTCTTGAGCGCCGTCGCCCATTTCTGTGCTTTGAACATGCCGTAAACTCCTGCGAATTTTATTGGAATTGCCAGTGGTCGGAGGCAGTCCCGCAAAGTCGCGGAGTCTATGCGTTTGTTCGTCGCTGATAGGCGAAGATGTAATCGGCCGTGATCGACTCGGCGTTGGCCGACCCGTTTTTCCCCGCCAGAACGACGTTCATCTCGGTTGCGGACGAGTACGATTGGTCGACGTGCTTGGCGACGACTTCGTCATCCTTCGTGAAGATGAAATCGGCCAGCGTCGATGACTTGGGCCGAATCTCAATGGTGAGTTTCTCCCAAGCGCCTCCGGCCGTTTGGGCGTCGCCCTGCTTGCCGCCGACGTACTGGGTGCCGTCCAGGTTGGTCGTCTTCTGGGTCGTGCCGTTCGAGTTCTCGGCGCTCCAGGTTGTCCCGCCGTCGACCTTGAAAAACACCGCGCCAGAATAGTCGGCTTCGGGGCCGCCCGCGTCATCCAATAGCGAATTTGCCGCCACGGCGTCCATTAAGCCGAACAGGACGTTGGCGTCGTCCGTGTTGGCCTCGGTGAAGTTCAGCAGAACCTCGACGATGACTGGGGCATCAGCCGCAATCTTGAAAATCTCTTTCGTCGTCTTGAGATAGGCTTCGTCGTTGTCTGCGACGGTCCCGTCAGATGGGGCGAGCGTGATGACGCCGCCAACCGTGTCGCCCAGTGTTGCCGTGCCGGAGTCGCTGGCAACAAGTGTCCAACGGTCCGCGCTGACATACTCGTTGAAGTCATCGAAAAAGCCGTGATACAACCGGCCGACGTGTACCGCGTTCGGAAGTTCGAGCGCTTTCATGGTTCTTTGTCCTCAAATTGGGAATAGGTCAATTGTTGGTCGGAGGTCAAAGAACGGTCGGGGTCGGTTGTGCTAGCTCTTCGCGTCGGCAAGCAGGTCGTCGAATGACAAGTCATCGAGGCTGCCCGACTCTTGAAACGCCGAGCGGGCCTGCGGTTTCTTGCGGGCTGGCGTTAGTTCCTTGAACGACTCGACCAGTTCTGCCGCTTCGTTCTCGCTGATCGTCGCATCAAGAAGTCGCCTTTCGACCTTCGACAATCTGGAGTAGGCCAAGCCTACCGATTCGAGCAAGTCGCGGTTCCTGTCGCGCCGTTTCAAGCGTGCGACGCTTTCCTTGACTTCGTCTTCGCCCTCTTCGCTTTCTTCGCCCTCTTCGTCTTCGCCCTCTTCGTCTTCCATTTCCGCGACGATTTCAGGCGCGGCGGCGTCTGCTAGTTTCTCCTGAACGCCGAGAACTTCCTTGATCTTGCCGAGCTTCGCTTTCGCGTCGCCTTCGCCGTCAAGGATGGCGATCACCATCGCCTTGATTGAGGCGTCGACGTCCTCGGCGGCGGACGAGTCCGACGCCTCCGGTTCGACTTCGGCGGGCTCTTCGGCCATTGCCGAGAATTCGTCCAATTCGAGCAGCGACTTGAGTCTCTTGGCCGCTTTCGTCTTCCGTCGTGCAACGGCTTCCGCCACGGTGACTTTTGGCATTTTCTTCCTCGTCTGGGATTCGAACAAGCCACTGTTCGTGGCGGGTTTGGATACAAGATCCACGCTTTCTGCGTGATCAAGACTTTCGACCATATCGGGCTGACCGTCGAGTCCTTCGGTAACTTGGCCCGACGCGTCGTGCGACAGCCCGAAGTTATTGGGGAACCGCTCGGCCCGCTCGATCAGTGATTCCGTCATCGGGTGTGCTTTGATGTAGTGCAGATCGGCGAAGACGCCATCACGTCCGATCTTGACGTTGCGAAGAACGCCCCACTGTTCGCTGATCTGGCGGACGCTGTCGTCGTCTGGGTCGCGGTGGTCAATGTTGACACTTATGCCCTCGTACAACTTCGCGGCGTCGTTCATCGCCTCCTGGGTGTATACCCGCCCGTTTTTGCTGTCGCGGCCGAGGACTTTCACGTCGTGAATGATTCCCTTGTCTCGGTCGATCCGCAAACCAGCCTCAGCGAATGCCTCTTCTCGGATTCGCTGTACCGTGGCAATCATGGGGTTGGCCTCGTTCGGTTTCTGACTTCGGTCGGGAAATACTCTAAATGGCATCGGCAGTTGGGGTGAGCGGGCGGGCCATATGCGAAGGTGTCGCGCCAATCGTCCTCCCACTGTTTGTGTAGCGGCTCGCATATCGGACAGACGCGGTCATCCCTGGTCGTGATCCACATGGCCGACATTCCGTCAGTAATCTCGGCGAGTCCGTCGTCGTTGGGCGGCGGAACCTCGGGCGGCTCGGGCGGCTCGGGCTCTTCAATGTCTTGAGGTTCGACGGCATCGGGTGTTGGTTTTTCTGGAGGCTTGCCGGGTTGCCCGGCTGGCTCTGCGGCTTCGCGTTCGGCTTCGGCTTCATTTTCTCGATGGATGGCGTTGGCTTGCCGTGCCGCCATTTCTCCCCGACTCGTTGCGGCTGTAATCTCGGTTGCGGCCATGGTGACCGCTCGCCCTTCGCCGAATATTTTGGTTGGGTCGATTCCACTCTTGACCTCCGCACGCATCTTGTCGGTCAGACTCCGCGTCAACTCGCGAGCGTGCCCGGTTGCCCACGCTTCCGCACTAGCCTGAGCAAGTAGCGAACTGTTTGTCAAGCGACTGTCGCCCATAATCAGAAACGCTACAGCGTAGGCTGTGGCGAGCCGGGTGCTAAGTTCGGCGCGGATCGTCTTTGCAATTCCGGGCCACGGGATTCGCTGGTCGCGGTCCATCGCGGCCCGAGCAAGAGCGAATTGCGCCGAGATTTCGGACACAAGAAGAGCCTCGGCGGCGAGGCGGTCGGGCTGTGCTGGCATTGCGGCTACTTGGTTTTGGTGGCGTGCCCGCCCGTGACCATTCGGTCGCTGACGTTGGCCTCGGGATGGTCCGATGTCCACGCGTGACCGAGCACGCGACCGAACGAAAACGAGTCCTTGAGTTCCCCCGACGGACTGCCGGGGATCAATAGCGTGATTTTCCCGCCACCGTCTTGGATCATCTTGCGAAGAGCGTCTCGGGATCGGATGCCAGCGGCCTTGTCCTCGCCTCGCACTTCCGGTGCCCAGCAATCAATCATGCGCACGCGCACCCGAATTTCCACCGTCGCGGTGAACGTGTCGCCGTCATATATGTCCTCGGGGGCGACAGTCGCCCGAGTAACCCAGCCTATCGGTGGGGCTGGTGTCGGTTGCGGCGGACGCTGGAGTATCAGCACGGCAGCCATCACGAGGAGCGTTGAAAAAGTTCTCATTGCCCGCCCTTCTGTCGATGAAGTAAAATGTCCATCTTCGCTTCGATGCCCGCTAACGTCGTCTCAATCTTGCGCACTCGTGATGGCTCAATGATCGACTCTTGAAGTCTAATAATCTGCTCTGAGTGTGCTATATGCGATTGGGCGAACCATGCGCCGACAGGTAGCCCGATAATGATTACCAGCTTCATCACGTAATCTAAGACAAGCCCAGGTACGCTATCAGCGAATCGCTTGAGTTGCTCTTTCACCATGTCTCTGCCCGATCTCATTAGCCGTTAGTGCTTTCGTCGTATCTTCCAGATTCGGTAAATCGTCACCACAGCCCCGACGCAAGCGATGCCGACGCCCGACTTGACGACCTCATCCATATCGGACCAGTCGCCCGCCATCAGCCACATCGGAGCGACAGCGAAGATGAACACCAGCACGAGTTCTCTAAGGTCATTCTTTGCGGGCGCGTCCGTCATGTCGAAACCCCCGGAAGTTGCGAATATAACAATGCGAACAATTGGTCGTCGACCTGCGGGAACGCTCGGCGAAGGGTCGCGCGGTCTACTTGCTTACCGTCCGCACCGAATGGGGCGAGCGGGTTGTCTGGTAGTTCGACGTCGACCAGCGCGAACGTGTTATGTTTGGAATCGTTCCACATCCGTCGCGAGTCCTTCAGTCGGCCGTTGACGCCTCGGTCTTTATCGTATGAGTCCAGATATTCGGCGTATGGCGTTTTGCCGTCGAAAACCAAATCGCTGTATTGGATCGAATGACCGGCACGACCCGTGAGAATCGGCAAACGGTGAAGCATGGCCGAGGCGATTTCCTCGTCCGAGTCAAGGGCGATCCATTCCCGCGTTCGGATGTGGGCCGCCGTGATTTCCCATCCGTTGGGCAAGTCACGAGGCCCGGCGTGCGGGCTGTTCTGATGGAAATGATGGCGGGCGAGAAGCAAGGTTCGGTTGTGGCATTCCGTCAGCCCTGGGGCGGTCGACTTGTCTGATGACGACTCCGGCAATTGGCCCACGTCCATTGAATGCTGCATGACCTTCGCCATGTAGTCGCCTGCCCGAAATCCGCGCCCTCGGGCTGCGTAGCTCGACATTGGCGAAGCCTTGATCAGGAACCCACGACCAAACTCTCGGCAATAGTGATAACGGCGGCACGCTTCGACGGCATTATGGACGCACGACGATTGCGGGGCTTGGTCGTTCCACGGGTCGGCGTACAGCCAGCCGGGACGGTCTGGCGGCAGTCCATACGATTCGAGCATCGGGCCGAGCATCTTCTCTTGCTCGCGCTTGGCGTCTCGCCATTCGGACGACTCAAACAGTTTGAGCGTTGACGGCCAGCCACGCGACGCGCCAAATGCTCGGTCCTCGTCCGTCTCGATGAAGCCGACGGTTCCGTCCGTGTAGGTCAGGTCCACGTCGATGAATCGCGGGTCAAAGTCGTTCGGAATCGTGGTCATGGCTTGCGGACCTCCGCGACGATTGCGTCGGACGTGGAAGGCATCGGGAGTACACGAGCGACGCTAGTGCCGTCCAGAAGGACCAACGCGGGCAAGCCTATTTCTGCGGCCCTCTCAATAGCCAGATCAAGAAAGGCCGGCGGCGTTGACCCTTCGCCGGCGGCCATGAAAAAAACACTCTCACCGTCCTTCCGAAGTTGGCCGGTTGCGGCCTCGCCAGCAAGCGGCGGCCCGCTTGCCTTGTCGTACACAATGACAGCCGTCTTGACGCCCGGTGCGGGCTTCTCTGGATCTTTGACCGGGTCGACGGGAACGGTCCCAGTAACGGTCAATTGGGTGACGCTGGTCTTCTTGTCGAACACAACCTTGCTGTCTTCGGCCTTGGCCAGGAAGACTTCGAGTTCGATTTCATAGGTGCCGGGAGGCGCCCAGACGTGGAGCGTTCGGCCGTTATTGACCTCCCGACCCTTGGCCGGTCGCTCGACGTCCCAGTCAAACAGGGCGGACCATCCGTCTGGGATTTCGACGTCGGCTTCGATCACGATGGGCTCGAACGTCTTGGCCTCGATTCGGCCAGCTAACGCGGCGGACTTGAGCGGTTGCGGGCCTTGGGCCCTCGGTGGCGGACCATCGAACGCGCCGCCAGCAACAACGCAAACGCAAAGGGTGACAATCGCGAGGATCGACCCGGCAGTTCTTGGGCGCCTGCTCATCGGCTTATTCCCCCGCCAGTTCTTCTTGATCGAAGAACGCATCAATAGCGTCGTGGATAGCGGCTAGCGCTTGCTTCTCCAGTCGCTTTTCGATGAACTCGGGAATCCAAGGGATGTCGTAAGGCACAACCGTTGATTCCCAGACCGAGTCGACACATTGAGTCACGAGGTCGGCGTCAACGCCCTCTCGCAACGCTTCGAGAACGGTTTGCAGCATGTTCGACGCCTTCGCCATCGGGTCGCTTGTCGTTCGATCCTCGATAGATGCCGCCATTGCGGCTTGTAGTTTCTCGCGTGTCATTTGGTGCGCTCCGATAGTGGGCCGGAAGGGGCGGGGCCCGTGCACGACTGGCCTGCGGTCGCGTGGGCTGCCGCGTGTGCGGCGTGTTATGGATAGCCGAGCCAGCTTTCGCGGACTGACGGCGGGGCGGACGGAGGCGGCGTGGTGGCGACCGGGTTGGGGTTAGCGGTCGGCTTCGCGCCCTTCCGTTGCTCTTCGGCCAGCTCGCGGCCAACCTCGGCGGCCCATGTATCAAGCGACAAGATCCCAGCGGCGTGCTCGCCGACCTTAATCGTGTGATCTTCGACGCGATTCCTGACGGCTACTTCCGGCGTGTCGACGGTGAGCTGAACGCGACGCTTGATCTTGGCCAACGACACGTTGCCAAACAGTCCTGTCCGCTTGGCGACGATGCCAACGGCCTTCCATTTTATTTCGCGGTATTTGCGAGAGTACACAGACTGCCGGGCTTCGGTCGCCTTCGTGAACGGCGCCTCGGCAACCAGCGTGGAGGCGAAGTTGCCATTTGACGCATCGCCGCTGATCATGTATTCGGGCATCGCCCAACGGATGCCAACCATTCGCATGGCGGCTTGGACGACCTCGACGAATCGCGGACCGTTAGGCGAACCCATCGGGCCCGCCTGATACTTGGTTCCGGCGGTCACGTCGTGGATTTCGCCGGGTTTGGCGTTGCGGATGTTCCGGGTGTTCTGGCCGCCTCGGTCGGTCGTCTCGGTGATGGTCTTGGTTGCTGCTCCGACGACCATGTCCGAGATGGCGTCGGAGGTCGTCCCCATTGCATGCTCGCGGATGTATGCGATAGCGGCTTGGCCTGCGGCTCCCTCAAGCGTGTTGCCCAATAGCTTCTCGCCACGGGTTAGGTTGCCGTGGACGGCGTAATAGTCCGACAATCCGCGTTTCACTTCGGGCGAGACGTTGAGCTTCAGGTGGACCATTGATTCGGGCGGTATGACATCCCAGTCGTTCGCGTCGCCGTTCCATTCTGCGAAGTAGGCGTGGACGCGGGTTGGGTCGCCTTGGTCCGCCGCGACGCCGTACTTCCATTCGAGCCCGGTTGGCAATCCGGCGTATTCCTCGACGCCTTGCCGGTTGTCGGGCTCGGTGATGAAGCAGGGATCGACTTGGCGCAAGCTGACATTGGAGCCGCCGCGATGAGTCAGGCAGGCGAAGAACTCGCCATCCTGGCGCGACCGTTCGAATAACGACCGCTCGCCGTCTTCCGTGAATCCGTTAGCCTCGTCGAAGTTGTCGCTGATCCGCTGGCAGAGTTCGGCCCACTTGCGGGCCTCGGTGTCGTCCTCATCCTTGGCCGCGAACGAATAGCCGAACCCGTCGCCAATCGTGTAGTTGGTCAGATTCTCAAGGGCGGCGAGCGCGACTTCGGACCGCGACGCGACGAGTCGGGCTTGACCGATGATCGTTCTGTGCTCGGCCTCGGATTGCCAAAACGGGAAGTTGTCGCCGAAGCGTCGGTCGGTCGGGCGGGCGATCCCAGTGGCGACTGAGTCACCAAAGTAACTCATGCCCGCGCCGTCTCGGAATGGTTCGTCGATTGGGACTTCATCGCCCCAGCCTTCGCGAACGCGCCGACCACCAACGAACGACTCAGCCATTTTCATCGCGTGCGTTTGGGCCTTGAGCGTCGCGAGGTCGCTTTCCAGTTTCGCAGCCTCGACAAGTTCGCGGAGTCGGTCCAGATCAAGGGCGGCGGTTGTCATTTAAGCGCGCTCCGAAGACAAAATGGAAGCGGCCCCAGCTATGGGACCAGGGCCGCTTCGGAAACCTCCGACCAGCACAAAGGGTGGTTCGTCGGTTCGCTGTTTGTCAAGCGTCGCCGTCTTTTGGCGGAATCGAGATTCTCACATACTTAACGACTGACCAGCGAGAGACGCCCGTTAGCCGGGCTATTTCACTGAGCGATTTTCCCTGAGCTTTCAGCCTCCGAATCGTCTTGACGAGGTGTTCCGGTATCGGTCGGCCTGACGTCATCGTCGCCCCCTTTGTTGAGTTGCGGATTCTGGGCCGCGTGAAGTTTGTTCTGTAGGTCCATTGCTAACTCGACCGCAAGGTCAACAGGGCCAGCGTCGTCCAAGTCGGTCGACCATCCCGAGCGAATCAGCGCGACGAGTATTTGCCGCGCCGACCGTTCGACCCTCGATTCGCCTCCTAAGCAAATGGGCTTGATGGCGCCGGGCGACTGATGAACGATCCAGTGCGGGTCGGCAATCGGCCCGGACAGGTACGTCGGCGATTCGAGTTGCATCGAGTTCGGGTTGATTATCGAGGACGCGCCGCCTTGCAATCCGTTGTAGCCTTTGGGGTTTCCGCCCATTTGGTTCGCTCCTAATCGGGTTTTGCGTACTTAGTCGGGGCGTGCTTGTGCCCTTTCGGTTTATCGAGCTGTTCCGACGAGGCCAGCCCGCTCAGTCGTTCGTAGCACCTGTCGCACCAAGCGACGGCAGACGTAGCGCGGCCTGTCAGCGGCGACCTTGAGTAACCGGGGTTGGTTCTGCCGCATTCATGGCACGACTTGGGCGTCGGGTGTTCGGTGGGGTTCCATCCCATCGTGGTCGGGCCTCATTGGTGTTGAGCCAAGTGATTGAGGAGTCTATGGGCCATTTCTAGCGCGTCCGGCCCATCGTCGTGGTCGGCCTGGGGAAATCCTTTCAGTTGCTTGACTAGCAAGTGAGTCGACGCGTTAGACCTGAATCGGAAAGCATGCCGCCCAAGATACGGGCCAAGTCGGGCAATACGCAAGCCTTTGTTGATGTTATTGTTGAGCAACGCCAGAGGCAACGGGGCCCCGCCTCGGGTGCGGATCTTGTTTTCGATGATCGGGGCGAGCAGGTCTTGAAACGCGTTCGACTCGATGCCGACGCGGTCGGACGGGTGCGTGTCACAGAACCCGATCAGGTTGTCGCACAGCTGATCCGCGGGCCATCGGCCTAGCAGCGAGTCGACCCAGAGCAGTCCCCGCGCGAGGCCGAGAAACGCGATGGCCGCGTAGTCGCTCCGGGTGTTGGCGCCCTTGGACGGGTCCAGCGCGATGGCCGAGAACTCGAACCGGTCGGGCCATTCGTGTTCGTCGCACCAGAACGGGTCGGCGAAATAGTCCTCGGGCCATTCGCTCCTGCCGTACTGGGTCGGGCGGCCTTGATACAGGGCGTTCCACCAGTAGTCTTCGGTCAACGATTTCTTCTGAAGCAGCGATTCGAGCGGCCAGCGTTCGGGCCAAAGGGCCTCGCCGGGCTTCCGTCCCAGGACGTCGTCCGCCTCCGCGATGGCCGGGAAGCTGATCCGCTTGACCTTCATGCCGTCGAGTTCGTTGGCTTCGGCCGCCTGGACGACACGCCCGATTAAGTCCTCTTCGTGCCATCGGGTCATCATCAGCACGCAGACGCCACCGGGCTCGAGGCGGGAGAACGCGGTCGACTGGAACCACTCCCACTGCTTCTCCCGCTGGGCCTCGCTGACCGCCATCTCGGCGTTCTTGATTGGGTCGTCGATGATTAGCAGGTTGGCCCCGCGACCGGTCAGTGGGCCGCCGACGCCGGCAGTCACCATCCCGCCGCCGTGTTCGGCGATCTCCCAGTCCGACGCCGCCGACACGTTCGGATTGACGCCTGGGACGTCGAACCAGTTGGCCCGCTCAATCAGCAGGTCGCGACACTTGCGGCCGAACTGGGACGCCAGGGCGTCGGCGTAGGACGTGAGAATCACCCGCCGCGTCGGCCAGTGCCCGAGGTACCACGTCGGCAGGTACTTGGAAATCAACTCGGACTTGCCATGTCGGGGCGGGGCCTCGATGACCAGGATGTTGTGATCCGTCTCGCCCATTATCAACGTCGTCAACTCGTCGTCGATTACAAGCAGATGCGGGGCCGCGTGCCACTCGGGCAGCCTCTCCGGTTCACCCGGTCGGCTTATCGGAATCGACGCTTCCATCGCGAAGGCGGCGGGCGTTCCGACTCGCAGCTTCAGATCGAACGAATCGAGCCCACCGGGGGTCCTGCTCGAGGATGGCGAGTTCGTCGCGGATGCCGACGGTGCCGCTGACTTCGACTTGCGCGTTGACCGCGATCTCTTGGCGTTCAATGTAGCCTCGGTCCTTCGCTTGGCACTTGAGGTAGAAACAGACAGCCCACGCGTCGCCGCGCCCGATTGCCTTCATCAAGGCCGCCTCGGCGAAGTCCTTGGTGGACTCGCGTTCGTCGGCCAACGCTTGCCGAATCGCCTCGGTCTTCTCCATTCGTTGATAGATCGCACGGCCCGACATCCCCAACGCTCGGGCGGCCGCGCTGACAAGTCCCCGCGACTGTTGCAGGGCGGCGATGATCTCTGCATCCGTCGCCTTCTGGCGGATCGGCGTGCCGTCCGCGTAGTAGCCGGGCGTGTCGCGGGGCTGGGTCCGCTTCGGCGGCAGCTTGGCCTTACGTTTCTTCTTCGCCATCACTCGCGCCTCGCTGTCTCGCCGGTCAGGTTCTCCCACCGCTTGACCACAACATCGCAGTAAGCCGGGCTGATTTCCATTCCGAAGCAACGGCGGCCGAGCTGTTCGGCGGCAATCAAGGTTGAACCACTACCCAGAAACGGGTCTACCACTTTTTCGCGGCCAAACGCTTTGAGATAGGCAACAGGGAACGAAACCGGGAACTTGGCGGGGTGGTCCGAATTCGCCGACACTGGCGCCGACTCAAACACTGACCCCAATTCCCGAAAGCGGCGGGTCTTCTGTTTCTTCATTTCGCCAATTTGGCCCGCCGCGTCGCGGTTGGTCGATTGAACAACAGTTCCGCCGTGCACGTTTTCAACGGTTGGGATTAGTTTCACCTTGCCCGACGAAAACACGAAAATCCACTCGTGCTGAATTGGAAACGTCGCCGTAATCTGGCCGACGCTAAAACCACCTTGGCGATACCAGACATTCCAAGAGACCAACCCAAGGCCGCACGAATTCGCCGCGCCGATGTATTCGTCCCAATAGCGAACGATGACGCCATCGCTTCGCGCAATTCCCAGATTGACGGCCAATAAGTCTACTCCGGCGGCCTGTGCGTTTTTAACGAATTCGGCCAAGTGAGTCGGCGACAGGTCAACCGAGTCCCTGTACGTCCGCTGGAGCACGTAAGGCGGCGAAGTAAAGCAAACCGCCTCGGCCAACTCGCCCAATTTAGCCCAGTCGTCCGCGTTGGTCGCGTCCCCGCACAACAGCCGATGCCTGGATTTTTGGATTAGCCTTCCCATTTAACTGCCGCCTCCCCTGTGGCGTTCGCGAATCGCGTCACGATTACGTCACAATACGCGGGCGAAAGTTCCATGCCGAAGCAACGTCGGCCGGTCTTGTCCGCCGCGATCAGCGTTGAGCCCGACCCCATGAATGGATCATAGACCGCGTCGCCTCGGTCGGAATATGCGCGGATGAAGAAGTCGGGCAAGGCGACGGGGAACGCGGCGGAATGGCCGACGGCTTCGCGGTTAAACCCAACCGACAGCACGTTCGACGGGTAGGACAATGGGGCGTTCGTGGCTCGATCCGCCCCGTTCTCGCCAAGAACAGAACCGCCGCCGCCTTGCCGAGAAATCATATCGCCACCTGCTCCATTGTTGCTTGACCCCTCGCGGCCTGTTGGCGTTCTGACTTGATTGGGGGTGAACTTGTGCCGCCC